CGGAAACAGGACAAGGGGGCAAAAGGGGCGGGGAAAGGGGGTTGCTAAAGGAAAGAAGGGGGGGGTTGGGGGGGGGGGGCAAATATGCACTTGACGGATATAATAACAAGGTGCTGACGGGAGATACAATATATGCAATAACGACAAGAGTGTCCGCATCGTGCGACCACTTCCTGATGGAGATATATGAAGAAGACGAAACCGATAAATGTAACGCCGGAAGGTAACGCCTATGGGATAAAGGCGAGTTACTTCAAGAATGCTGCTATTACGACTTTGACAGGAGGGGGGGGGCATTTTCCGTGCACTGGAGTTATCGAGGTCTGGAATCGTGCGGATTGGGAAGATATGGAGGAGTGAGGTTAATGGATGGGTATATGATACGAAAGGGTGCAGTCCAGCACTTACTGTAGGCCAACACTCTGGAGTTTCGCCAAAGATACTGATTTATGAAGAGAACGGTTCCGATAAACACGACCGCTGACGGATGCCACAAGACCATTTATTCCAGAATCGGGAGGTTATCTTGGGAGAACTTCCTCGGCAGACTTGAACACGGTGGATGGGATTGTCAGATGACGAGCATACTTGAAATCTATGATAACACTGAAGATACCGCAGGCGACGAAGAAGGGGTACATTGAGTGTCCTGTTGGCGGATGCTTTGACTGGTCTTACCCGACCAGCAAATTGCGCCGTGGTCGCGTACAGGTTGGGGGTAATGTTTGCCCGACTTTAATGGCAGGAGAACCAGAGATTTATGTTTATGAAGGATATATCGAAGATTGAAAGAATAGGTAACATCTATGGGTTTACCGGCGGCTCGTTCGCAGGTATGGTGTATGGCGTAAATGGCTGTGCGCCAGCGCTTAACACAATGGGTGGTGGGCGCCGGGAGCCTCTTATTCTCGAATTCCAATCAACACAACACGGCGACGGAACGGGATTTGAAGTAGCAGTGAAAAATTTTGAGATATGATTATCGACAGAAAACCAGAACCGAACAAGGATGTAAAGGTCCATGTTTTGCATAAAATAACCAAGAGGATGTCAGCCGGCATCGGCCTCTGGGATGGAGAGTCATGGAAGCTGCGTACTCCGCTCGGGTATGCTCCTGTGCCTATATCGCTTGAAGTGCTTGGATGGGATTGCTTGATATATACAAGTCAATAAGGTAAGAAAAGCGAATACGAGAAATGAAAATTTCAAAAAATCCTACAATAGCTGTGCTTAATGACATCCTTTCACGCATTCAAAGAAAGAAAATGGAAGCAGTGAAAGATGGAGACACGGATGCGGTTGATGCATATGCTGGTATGTTTCGTTTCGTCTCTGATATGTATTTTGTTCAAGTTGCAGAGTGGAAGAGGAAACACCCGATAAGCACGATGATTATGAATATAAAACACAAAAGAAGATTAAAGCGGTTCCGTGAACTGACCGCAGAGATAAGGGGGACGTGGGTATGAAACCAGGAGACAAGGTGTGGTGGTTTGACGCAAGGACGCAGACCATAGAATGCGGAGAGGCGCTGGAAGTAAACGAGCGTGGCGGGGTTGTCTATACTTACGGTAAGAACCTTTGGCTGGGTCGTGATGCTTTCCCCACCCGCGAGGCGCTGTGCGAGCATTACAGGAAGATATTTGAGTGATATGACAGACAGAGAAATAATGCACAAGTTGCTTGACGAGATTCTTGATTCTGGGAATATGTCGGCAATCTACACGGAGTTTTTCCCTGGGATTCCAAACAAAATCACGGCTTTGCAGAAGAACTATCGGCTTGAAATAAAAGAAGCATCATATACAGTAACAAAAACGGAGTTATGACCATCAACGAATACAAAGGTAAGTTCCTCGAACTTTTCGAGGAGATGCAGAAGGAGCACGGCGCGATTCGTTTCGTGCATATCGAACAGAATCTGGATATGCTTCCAGAATGTCTTCCTCTTGTCACGAGCATAACAATCGAATTTTGATATGACGCTATTGGAATACAAGCAGAAGTTCCTCGAACTGCATGAACAGTTGGAGAGGGAATATGGAGCCAAGGCCGATGTGCATATTTACGAAGAGTATGATGCAACATACTGTCGGTATGTAACAAGAATAGACATTACATTTTAATATGAGCGACCAAGTTAACCATCCGGCACACTACCAGAAGAACGGGAAAGAGTGCATTGATGTTATGATTGAGAAGTTCGGTGTCCAGGCGGTCATCAGCTTCTGCGAGTGCAACGAATTCAAGTACGAATGGCGTGCTGGGCTGAAGGAGGGTAATTCTGCAGAGCAAGATCTCGCCAAGGCGCAATGGTACAGGAAGAAGGCTGAGAAACTGAAGAATGCCGATCATTGAGACCCCTCCGCAGCCGAAGAAGCGCGGCCATTCCATGCCGGAGGGTAAAATCCAGGCGGCTTGCTACGAGTATTTCTGGAACAACTATCCGCAGTATCGAGGACTTTATTTTGCTGTCCCTAACGAGAACACTAGGTCTGACTCGAATGCGATCACTGGTGCAATCCGAAGGTCTATGGGCGTCTATCACGGAGTGTCAGATACGCTTATGCTTATCCCTCGCCATGGATTTCACGGTTTGTGCATCGAGTATAAAGACGAGGATGGAAGACAGTCTTCTCACCAAGTCGCCTGGCAGAAACTTGTAGAGTCTCAGGGGTACAAGTATTGCTTGTGCCGTAGTTTGGCACAATTCAAGGAAATACTTTCAGATTATTTCAGTGAAAAGTAGTATCTTTGCATTATGGCTAAGAGTTTAATACCGCTTCGCCCGAGTGCTATTGTATCGGGACTCACACAGGATGAACAGTCCGCATTGACTTGGTTTGTCATTTCCGGATGCTCCAGGAAGGATGCTTTTGTCACCTTTGCTAGGCCGGACATGCTTGCGTCAAAGGCAAAGGCCGCGATTGACGAGTATGTAAAACAGTTCTTCTCCAGAAAGGAATGCATTGCTTATATTGACGCATACAGGCAGACGCTTGACAATTTCTTGAATCAGAAGAAGGAAGAAGCAAAGGTGTCCGGTTCGCTGGAGGAGCGGAAGGCAAAGGCAAAGACGAAGCTCATTGAGTTTGCGATGAGCTTGGCGGACAATATCGACAGCGCTGACGATCCTGAGTTCGTCCTCAAGATGGCCGACAAAGCCGGCCTACTTGACGGCGATGAGGAGGTAGAGGAGCAGCCGAGGCGGTACCTTCCTGTAACCTGTTCGGAATGCGCTTACAGAAAATTTGTCGAAGAAAACTGCGAAGAGGTGCCGGATGGCACGGATGTTGAAAGCGAATAGTGAAATTAAACAACGAGTAATATGACGATTGAATTTACAGGAAAGGTGGTTGCTGTCCTCCCGCTTCAGTCTGGGATTGGGCAAAGAGGCCCTTGGTCAAGAGCAACTGTGGCATTCGAGGTGCCCGACGGAAGATACACGCAGAAAATTGCGTGCGAAAACACGAACAATGCAGAGCAGTTTGCAAGGCTTCAGCCCGGGCAGATGGTCCATGTGAAGGCAGATGTCTCTTCCAGGGAATACAACGGGAAGTGGTATTCTTCCATCTTATGCTACGAGTTTTCCGTGCAGGGTGGTCAGCAGCCAGCGAGCTATCAGAACGGTCCTATTTAGAACCTACAAGCTTTGCCTAACTATATATGGAAGAGCGCCCCGATTTGGAGCGCTCTGATTTATTTGTTTCTCGGCTGGTTCTGTGCCTGGTTTGTCACGTTCGGGACATTCGGATCGTTGGTCTGCGTTGTCGTCTTATATTTCGCGTCCAGAGCCTTTTCCTCCTCCTTCTCCTTCATGATTTGCTCTGCGTCGCCCAGATGGCTGTTCCCGATATCGGACATCGTCGCCTTGCGGGACTTCACACCGGCATAATACTGATCGAGCTCCATCTTGATTCTTTCTGATTCGTTCTGCGGGATCCAAATATTTTGTCCGCAGGAAATCTTGAGGTCGCCATAGGTCATGATATTACCCTCGGCCTTGCCGACCAGGCGCTTGAACACCTCGACGAGCTGCCGGACCGGCTTTGCATAGAACTTCCACCGGTTCTTACACCACTGGATGTCCGGCGCAAACATGATTTTGATGGTCGTGCTACTATCTGCTCCCTGGCGAATATCGACCGGCTCGACCAGCGCAGAGAGTGAACCTCGGAGGATATTGTTCCAAAGAGTATTC